GTGTCCTTGATTGCACCGGATTTGCGAAGGGCGGCGATGTAGCCGTTAGACAGCATCAGCACGCGGTTTTCTTCGGGGATGTCGGCGTCATCGCAAGCCTTGGCGATGTCAGCGACATCGTCCTCGTCGAACGTTGAAGCGGCTCCGGTAAAGGCGGCGGCTCCGTAGTTGGTGTTCGTAACAAGCCCCAGAATGTCCTGCATGATGGACTTGGCGAGGGCATTGCCCTTGCGGAATCCGAAAAGCTCGATAGAGATGCCGGAAGCGCGGGCGACCTCAACATCGTCTAGGCTCCACGAAACGTATTTCGGCGTCCCAAGTTCGATGTCAACCTTGTCAGCGTCACAATCTTGGATGGTGTAAGCACCACCAATGGATTTGGTCTGCACCGCGTCGATTGCGGTAGCGTCACGAATCACTTTGATGGTGTCGCCGGGACGGGCTGCGTCTGCGGAGAAGGAAGTGCTGAGCGCGGCAAGCGGCGCGATAACCGAGGTATACCCCCGGATGAAGTTGCGGGCAATGATTTCGTCATTTACCCCGTTGGATGCGAAGTCGGCGTTGGCCATGGTAGTAGTTAGTTAGGAGTGGAGTTTGTGGTGATTGGTTATTTTCCGGCGCGGATTGCTTCCTCATTCTCATTCCAGAATTTGGAGGCGGCGACGGGATCGGCGGATTGAAGTTCGCGGTATTGCTCGAAAAGCGTTTTGCCGTTATTGTCGATTTTCGCTTCGGCGGTAGCTACGGGCGCGGGATGCCCGGTTGCCGCAAGCTGGCGGGAGGCTTCGATGCTGATTTTCTCGGCGGTCAAAGTTGCCTTTTCGGTTAGGTCGGCAATGGCCAAATCCTTTTCCGCGAGCTTGGCGGTGAAGTCGTCAATCTTGACAGTTAGATCGGTGATCTTCAAATCCTTTGCGGCGATTTCGCCAGCGAGGTTTTGAAGCTCGTCAATCTTCGCTTGCGCGGTGGCGAGGGATTCGCGGAGGGTCGCGTTTTCTGCAACCTCGGCCTCTAGCTTTTCAGCTTCGACGTTGCCCGGAAAGAGTTTGGCTAGAATGCTCATCGCTTTTGCGGGCGTGTCAAATTTCACAATCGAATCCGCGAAACCGCGCTCAACCGCTTCCTTCGCTCCCATCCATGTTTCCGCTTTCATAAGCTCCCGCATCTCCTCGGGCTTGGCCTTGGTTCGCTTGGCATAAATGGCGGCGATTTCCTCACTGATTTCTTCCAGATTCTTCGCGGCTCGGGCGTGATCGGCGGCGTTTCCGGCAACGACTTGCGCGGCTTCGTGAATCATAATCCGCCCGCCTTCGACGATCTTCACCTCATCCGCCGCCATAAGAATCACGCTGCCCATGGATGCGGCTAGGGTGTTGACGGTGGCGACAACTTTGACGCCACGGGAACGCATGCCCATCAAAGCGTTGTAGATTCGGTAGCCATCAAGAACGCTGCCACCCGGCGAATTGATCTCAATTTCCAGCGTCTCCAGCGCGTCATCTGCGGACGCCGTGAAGCCTCCAACGGTCATGTTTTCGGCAACGGCCTTATTGCCATAACTGCGCTCAATGTCGCCAATCAAATCATCGGCAGACCATGGGGTGACGGCATCGTTTAGGCGCACTTTCGCGGCTCGGTTTTCAATCGTTAGAAGTTTCATCGTTTGAAGTAGTTTCGGTGGTTTGCTGCTCGTTTGGCGTGAACATCACAAGCTCACGCGGGTTGATTTCGACGCCGTATTTGTCTTTCATTTCTTGAATCAGGATCATGCGTTGCGCGGCTTCCTCCGCTTTGGCGCGCATTACGTCTTTGTATTCGCGCCCCATTGCGGCGGTGATGTCGCTGCCGCTCTTGAATCCCATCTTGTAGGATTCGACTAGCTCCTTCATCACCCGCCCGTCGTCAATGGTGAGCTTCGCGGGTTTGGAGAATCCCCATCGCCACCAATCGGCAGATGATCGAAGTTCTTGGCGTTTTTGTTGAACGGCAACGGCGTAGGAAATGAGACGTTTGGCAGCGTATTCAAGAATGTCCTGCCTGTCCTCAACGGCGCGTTGAGCTTTGCCAAGGTCAGACCTTTCGGCGGTTCCTTGCCCCGTTGCTTTCCATGACATCGAGTAAGGCCAGTTAATTCCGGCAAGCGCGGAACGAATGATCCGATCTTGGAAATTCTCCCACACTTCGCCGGGGCGGTCGCTCTTAAGCGTTTCAATTTTTCCGCCGCTGTTAGCCCGAAAATACCGAATGCTTCCACCGTCGAGCTTTTCGATGGTCATGCCCTTTCCGGTTGCTACGTCGCCGATCAAATCGTTAGACGGATCATCCAGATCAGGCCCGCCGTTTTCGTTGTATTCGATGATGCCGATACTCGAAAGCATCATCTGCGCCATGCGTTCCCATTCGTGGGATTGCGCCATGTCGCGGAGGTCGTTGAGGGCATGGGTGAAAGCTGGCAACCCGCGCCCCTGCTCCTGCCACTGCGGGTCGTAAAGATGGATCATGTTCGCCGCTTGAATCCACTCTTTGCCCTTTCCGTCGTCATCGACTAGGCGATACCACAGCGGCGCTCCTTGTGGGTTGTAGACGACTCCATCACGCAACACGCCGCCCTTGGTTTTGCCTTCCGTCTCATCCGATCCGGTGGCGATTTGATGCGCTGGAATGTGTTGGTAACGAGGGTATCCGTCGTCTGTTTTTGTTAGAAGAATAAATGCCTCTCCGTCTCGATCAATAGCGACGGATGCGAGGAAAAGCGAAGTAACAAAATCATTCATTCCGCCGCGAACGTCACCGATTCCATACCACTGGTTCACAAGCCAATCCTTTGCTTGCGCGCCAAACTCGGTATCCGATCCAAGGAAATCCGGCTGCCACGCCCTGCCAACGGAATACATGGCCTTCTGGTCAATCGCGCCCCGTGCGACTCCGATGTTGATATACATGCGGCGACTTGCCGAAAGCAGCGTTTTTCGATCATAACTCGGGATGAGCTTGTCGATGTTCCGCAGTTGGACGGGCTCCCACGGGCGGCTTCCATTATACCGCTCGGCAGACCTCGCCGCCTTGTATTGGTAAGGACTTCCGAACTCGTTTAGAATCGCCATCAACCTTGGCGGGTGTCAAAAGTAAGCGCGTGATCGAGCGCCGGGGAAGAATCCGGCAACAAGGGCGCTTTTCGCGTAATCCAGCACCTCGATGCGTTCCATTGGGTTCTGAACGATCATCTTTTGCATTTGCACGCCGTTCTTGCTGCCGCTCATAATGGCGTCGAGCTTGCCGCTGGCGCTGAATCCATCTTCAACCGCCGCATCAAACCATGTGGTTATTTGCGCTGTCCGCTCGGCATCTCCAAACGCCCACTTGAAGAGCATTCGCGCCTGATCCCGTTTATTCGCCGCCATGCTTTGTGGCGGGTGTCAAAGGTCACTTGACCTCATCCATGCTCACCAACACCTTGCAGATGCAGGCGGCAACTACCTGCATGTCCTCGCAGTCCCAAAGGTGGTTTGGTCTTCCAGTCTTGACAGGAACCCATCGCCAAACGCCGGGTGAGATTTCCCTTTTCTGCTCGGATTGCATGTGCGCGTGGTAGTTCTTGCTCGCGTCGGTCGGCACGCCAAACGTTCCGCTCGCCATAAGCGCCGATAGCTTGTCCTTGGCTAGTAGGTTGGAGAATCGGATAAACTTATATGCCAAGCCTGACGACGTTTGCGCGTTGGTGTAGTCGGAGAACAGGCGGCGGAATTTCTTTTCTCCAACCACTTTCATATATCCATCCCGCGCATCCTCGCCCCTGAGCATGTTCCATCGGTTAGTGTCTCCCGGTTTTGCTGCCGCGAAGCATTGCTTGGCAACTTCCTCCGGCTTATAACCGCAGTCGATGAAAACAAAGCGGTTTTCGATCCCATATCGTTCTTGCAGATAGCGGATGTTTTCCCACGTTTCCAGCCTGCCTTCCCACAATAGGCGGGAATCACCACCGACTTTCCAAGCGCGAATCACAACCCAAAAGTGGCCTTGTTGAACGTCCGCTGTCAGGAATCGGAAATCCTCCATTTCCCACTTAGCCCCCTCGTGGTATTCCTTTTTCTGATAGGGGTCGCCGGAAAGTGTTAGTGTCGGGGTATCGGTTGGCTTCTTCCAGAATTGCGCGAAACGCTGGCAGATGATGTTTTCCAGTTTCTCCAGTTGCCCGCTCTTTTTGTCTTCGTTGGCGATTAGCCATTCCTTTACCATATCGCACCACGAATAGCGCCAGACCGTCATAAATGACGCCCGCAAGGTCATGCGTCCGGGGATGAACTTCCCGCCATCCCACACGGGCTTGCACTTCGCCCATTGGCGGCGGTTGTATTCGGTGTCTTGGAATTGTTCGCCGCAATGAGGGCACTTCAAGCGGACGGTTTCGTAAATTGCCACCCAATCGAGTTCTTCGTTGGCGTCGATGATCTTTTCAAACTGGTAGTTGTTCCAATCGAACACGCTGCCCATTTTGCACTTCGGGCATTCGTGTTCTAAGTCGTGCCACTTCCCAGCTTTGGCGTGATTGTGCCATTGCCCGTCCTCATCACCGCCTTGGGAAAGCATCAGGTTCTTGCGGTTCCAGCGCCCGTGATGGCGTTTTAGCAGGTAGTCGATCATCCCATCATCCCATCGCCAGACCTCATCCCCGACGGTGTAAACCATGGATTTTTCTTGAAGCGCGGTCTTGTTGGCAGGCCCGGCAAAGAAGTTCATGTGCCGGAAAATCACCTGATCTTTTTTCCAGTTACTCCGCTCGGCTCCGGTTGGAATGTGGAGCTTGGTTAGGGGGCTTGTCTGCCAGACTTTCCGCATCCGGCTTTCCATCCAATCCTGCACTGTGTCCCCGGTTTGCCCGACCACCATCATGTCGCCATGATCGACGGCAACGGCGCGGACGCCTAGTCCTTCGATGATCGCCGTCTTCCCGAATCCAACGCAGGCAACCACGGCGATCTCCTTGACCTCCGGGTCTTCCAGCCAATCCCAGATGATAGCGTGCGCGGGAACGGCGTCGAGCGAGTATCTCGCGCCCTCGGGCGAGTTGGGGAGATAAACATGCTCACACACCCAATCACGCCACGGCTCCTCAGGGGGCGGCTTAACGCCTCGGCAGAATCCGGCGATGAGGGGGGATGTCATTCGACGGGAACGGTGATGCGTGACTCGTATTGTGAAAGCTCCGTTCGCTTGTCGCGGGCGTATCGGGCGACGATCTTCTTGATTTCCCCGGCGGTTCTCCCGGCGCACAATGGCGCGAGGTCATCCGGCATGCGGGAAAAGATGCTGGCGACGGCGATTCCCATTTGCACGCCGTCCTTGTCCATTTCGTGAGACGGGACAAACTCGCCGCGCTGGACGGATAGCTTGTGCTCGATCATGTCGGCCTCGCCTTTCAGCTTGCGGAGTTTGGCTGCTTTTTCGTCTTCGTTGGCGTCTCGGGTTTCGTGGACGCGGGCGGCTCTTTCTCGAACCGCTGCTTCATCGTCGAGGTTAATCCCCTCTTCCTTTTCCCACCGCCACAAGGTCGGCACGCTTACCCCTACCCGCTGGGCTAGTTCCTTGCGGGTGATGTCGCCTTTCGGTTGCCCGCCTTGTTTGAGCTTGGCGGGTTTGTCGGATGGTTTTTGCTTGGCGCTCATGGCTTGTTGCAATCCGTTTGCGTTAATGGGCTGAAAAAAGTTGTCGCAGGATTTTATCGGGGTGAGGCGCAACCGCGCTAGGCCCTAAACGCAAAAAGATTGCTTATGCGGGTAGGTTGCAATTGCAAGTTAGTTGCATTAGCGCAGCCTTTATTGCAATTCAGTTGCATTTGCACACCGTTTGCATTCATGCCTCCCCCTCTCCGTCGAGCTTCCGCCATAGGTCAACCAATGGCCTGAGCTGATCCGCCACCGCCTCACGCTCCTCTTGCGCCCATTGATCAAGCGGCCTCTCCCGTTGCAGTTGGTCGAAGTATCCGCGTGTGCTGCCGATCCACCCGATCCACTTAGGCTGAATGAATCCAGATCGAGGGGTCGAAACAATCGTGCCAACGCCCACAATCTCCAACTGAACCAATGCCCTATGATCCGGTTCTTGTTCTATCCGTTTGCTGTAAGTTCTGAATAAGCTCAAGTAAGCCTTGGCTCTTTGGTGGGTTAGACTAGGCACGTTGTCGCGCAACCATGCCAGCAGCGAGCCATTGCCCCGATCAAATTCATTGAGGTATCCGCCGCATTGGATGGCCGCCTCCATTGCCTTGCCAGCAGCATCCTTGGCGTTTGATGCGTGTGATTCGGCGATTTGGTGGAGGCGTTGGACCTCATCGGCGATTGCTGTTTTCAGTTCTTGGTTGCTCATGGCTTTTTCTGGTTGATCGTCGTCTTGCTTGATTCTCCGGTTCTCATTTTAGCGGTTGGCGCATCCGTTAGGTCAAGCCTATTTTACAACGCGTTGATTTTTAGATTGTTGCTTGTTGATTGTGCTGTTTCTTGCGTTTTTAGCGGTCTCAACTGCGATCTCTGATTTCATCATTTCGCTAGGGGGTAGATCGTTGTCCTCGCAGAATTTTCTAGCATATTCGGAAATCAGGGCTCTGGAGCATCCAAGCTTTACCGCCACATCCGCCATTGATCTACCCACGCAAAACGAAGAGCCAATCGCAAAACCCACCGCCCATCTTTGTGGTCCTTCCGCCTGACGCTCTAGCGCCGAGGAAATAAGCGGCTTGAATTTACGCGCCATTTCCCGATATGCTGTCGGCATTGCCCTAGCAAATTGCTTTAGCGTCATGTCGGCAATCTGATCTTCAAGGTCAGACCAATCTTGTGTCATGCACTTGCAATTGCAAATTGGTTGCGTTTTGTCAAATGAATTGAGCGGGCCGGGCTTCATTCCGGCTGCGCATGTTGTCCGCTTACCGTGTGCGGTGATCCCATTTCGTTGGATCGGCTCCAGCCTGCTCAGTTTGAGTCCAAAGACTTGGCTGCGCTCTTGCTGCTTTTTCACGCTTCGGCTTGTGCGCTCCCCCGAGATTCCCCAAAGGCAGGCCGTTGACTGTTTCCGGGGCTTCCCGGCTGTGGCGAAATTGGAGCGGCTGGTTTGTCCCATGGCTTAGCCGCATCGGCACATGGCTAAAAGTGGTGGACTGTCCGGCTAGGCATTGTCGAAGTGCTCTTGCGAGTAGGGTTCTCAGCCGCAGACCGTTTTGATGCCTAATCGCTCGGCAAGGAAAGGTTGCAAGAATCGCCCGGTTTGTCAATGCGGTTCTTGGCGGTTCTGCGTCGTGCTGGCTTCTACGCCTCCATTTTAGCCGCTTCGCCCCGTGTTAGGTCAAGCCTATTCGGTAAGCGGCTTAGGCTTAATCCATCG